AATAATTTCATAGTATGCGTAGTTTGTTTGCTGTCCTGATGTAATTGAAACATTGGCAATCCAAGCAATAACATAGTTGCCACTATAAAAAGTGACATTTACAGAAGATAAGTTGGCTGTGTTTGCAACTGAAAGCGTAATTGTTGTTCCAGATACATTGGTTACAGTTGCACCTGCGCCAATACCTGTACCAGTAACAAACTGACCATTGGCAATACCTGTATTACTGCTTACTGTAATTGTAAATTGACCTGACGTTCCTGTAGAAGATTGAAAAGCGGCAATCAAGGGGGCAATATTTTTACCAACAGAACCACCATAATAACCACCACCACTTGATGCAGAATATGAAAAAACAGGAGTGATAGCAGGATTACCACCAAAATAATTTGATGGTGCGGTTAAAGTTGTACTTGCAGTAAAACTTAAAGAGCCTGAAGGATTTGCAAAAGAACTTGGGGTTACAGATGGTGAGACATAATCACCGTTTTTGTAATATACAGCATCTCCAGCATTAAATCCTGTTGCAGTTGCAACTTCAACAACTTGAGTTGAAGAGACGTTATTAGGTAATTGTTGTATCGAGCGTGTCATGTTTTAACCCTCATATCCGTAGACGTTGACGTTGATGCCTGCAAGTGTAGCGTAAGCCACAATCAGTTTTCCAGTTGTACAAACCAGACCACCGCGCTCAAGAACGCTGTTGGGTGGGATGACTGTTTGATATTCAAGATACTCGCCTGCCGCAGGAGTAGCGGCGGCTGAGATGGACAAGTTCACCGCAATAGGGAAACCTGTTGTGTTTGTCATCGAGACGTTAAATGTGGATGGCGTTGCACCTGCCGTGTAGACTGTGGTGTTGGTTGCCGCCGCAAGTGACGCTTGACCTAGTGTTCCTGATGCCATGATAAGTCCTTAAAATTGTCCGTAAAAGTACAGCTTACCGGGTGATGTACCAATCGTTGCTGGGTTTGTCCACGTTGGCGCACTTGTTGTTCCTGCACTTGTTAACAGATACCCAGTTGTTCCATAGTTACCATTGAAAGCAACTGCGTTGTTTGAATTGATCGTAATAGAGTCAGCAGAGTTGCTATTCGCAACCAAATGAATCGCATTGGCTCCAATAGTTCCAACAACCAGATCTGTACTTCCAGACAAAAAGTATGCATTTCCCGGAGCATTGATGGCTCCAGATCCAGTGTATCCCGTTGAATTGATACCAAATGCCGCAAAATTCGTTGTAGCTGTTCCTGAGTTGTTGTAAGCAACAAATTCAGCAGAAGCCTGATTCCCACTATTGGTATTTTGTATGACCTTTTGGAAATAACTGTTTACCGATGTCTGGTAAGAAGCAACAATGTTTGTATCAGTAAAGTTCAACGTACCATAGTTGATTGCTCCAACATTAGAAGCCGCTGAAACAGAAGCCGTTGCAGTAATCGTTCCGCCAGAAACCGATGTTCCTGTGATTGAAGTCCCAGTAATATTTGTAGCAGTAAATGTGTTGGTACTTGAGTTAAATGTCAGATTGGAACTGAACGCAGTCGTGCTTACAGCGCTTTGGAAAGGTATTTGATACTGAGCACCACCTGCAATAGATGTCGCTGTGGTAGCCGCAGGCGCCGATACCCAAGCAAACCCACTTCCTGCCCAAGACAAGACCGTCCCTGTTGTGCTTGGTGTAGGTGCTGAGTAAGCAGTATTAAATGTAACCGTTGATGCTGTAGTCGCTGTAGTCGCTGTAGTTGCTACCGCCGCAGTACCTACAGAAAGACTTGATTGACTTACATAAACAGGGCCTGTACCATTTGATGTCAAAACAGTACCAGTGGTACCCGGAGTTAAATATGCCGTTACGCCAGTGGCGCTTTGGTAAACAACTGTACCTGTTGAACCGCCGGGCAAGTTACCAGTAGCAACTGCCGCATTAGCAAGAGTTCCTACTGTACCACCAGCAGTTTTGTAGTAAAGCTTGCCATCAGCGACGTTGATCGCTAATTCACCTTGTGCCAGATTAGCCGCTACAGGCACATTGCCTGAAGTCGCACTTGAGTAAAGTTGTATCGGTGTTCCAACTGAGGGTTGTGCCATGGTCTATGTCCTATTTGTACACATATCCATTATAAGGAATTTGTGAGCCACTGAGGTTATTTAAATCGTCATCAGGACGAGGAAAACGAATGTTAATTCTTTCTGTCTGCCGAGCCGCTAATCTGTATGGATCAATGTCATCAGCACACCCCTCATCACAGACTCGGAGGCCGGGGAAATTGGGATCATTTCTCATAACTGAATGGGCACGTTTCATTTTGCACCTATCGCAAATTGCAATAGATAATGTTGCGTTGCCAAGAGTATCTAAGAAGATTCCCATGCTTACCTCGTATAAACGCTGATGTTAGGGGCAAAGTACTCAGGACTTTTGTCCCTTTCTTCTTGCTCCACATCGTAGAGGAACTTATCAGCCATCTTCTCTAAGTACGCCACCTTATCCATGCCAACTGCAGGCAATTCCATGCTCATCCTGTGAGCTAGCATAAAGATTGTCGCTTCATACCACCTTTGTGGGATAGCCAATTGTCCTGAAAGCGATCCAACGTCTTGAATGTAAGATGAATACCATACAGTCATCTGTACAAATGAGTTAGAAGGAACAGGCCAAAGAGCCAAAGTGGGCTGATTGATCGTTCTTTCAAAGTAAAACTGGAATGGTTGGTTCGCAGTGAAGTTTTTGTTAGGTAAATTGGTGTAATCATCCCTATTTAGCCTAGACATCTGAATTTCACGGCTGTTATTGCCCAAATACCACTCTCTGAGAGCCAAAGTAGTGTTACCAAATGCCTGAATTCTGTAAAACTCTACGTTTTGACCGGGGTCGATGTTCTGCCATATCCACTGACCGTCCTGAACCGTCACCGAAGTAGCCGTATAAAGGGTTGTCCAAGTCGCTCCATCAGAAGAGCTTTGAAAATAGTAGCTCCAAGTGGCACTTCCTCCACCTGAAACGTAAGGCATGATGCCAATTGATCCTATGTATTGAGGATTTGATGACCCATAATCCACTTGGAAATAACCGTTTGCACTGATTTGCTGGGCATAAGTGTTGACATTATTGTCATACAAGTTCGCTACCGCACCACCTGCACTCGTAGAGTAACTACCAACAGGTTGTGCCATCTGACGGTATAGGACGTTCAGAGCATCATTGGCGCTTGCAGGTAGGGTGTACTGGTATTGGTTGGCATTCAGTCCAATGACAATCTGTCCGATGGCAAAGTATTGGATGCCACGGTTCATCATGTGAGACAAAAGGAAGTACAAGTTCTCACGAGCCGCCAATTGTTGCTCAGAACTCAACTCCTCAGCCAACTTGCCACACCGACGCACAGCGTGGTCAATGACCGTCTGAACACTGACAACCGTCTGACTTGTTGTTCCTGAAAATGCCATTGTTTTTCCTTACCAACCGATTACCATGAAGGACAGTTCCAACGCTTCAAGGATGCTTTAGCTCTTGGAGCATCACCTTTGGCGTGTTCTACAACACCTGCCATACGAGAGCAAAACGAATCTTTCCTAGCACCGCCTTGAGGCTGTGGAGCCTTTAAATGGCTTCCAGTCTCTTTATTGTACTTAGCTCTACCCTTGGCAGTCAAACCTGCGCCTTTCTCAACTGAGAGCTTCTCGCCTCGTCCTACAGCTAGAGATGGGCCACCCTTTTTAAAAGGAACCGTACTATTACCTTTACTAGTTCCAACACCAGAACCAGAACTTGGAGCAGAGCTATAGTTACTTTGTCCCATAATTATTCACCAACAAGGGCAGACTTTTCCACCCCCCTTATGTTTTGCAGTCTTAGCAGATTCTTTGAAAGCCTTGGTAGTAGGAGCACCCTTGGAGCCTACCTTACGCATCTTTTCACCAGAGCCTTCAGCAATACGCTCTTTCTTTGCATGGATGTTGGCATAAAGCCCACCTTTGGCAAACTTCTTACCTTCATCGGCTTTGGCAAACTCTTTGCCTACATTTTGGGGCACACCACCAACGCCACCCTTTGTGTGGGCGGCGGCTTCCATGAGTCTGTGTTGAGCAGGTGATTTGCTTGGCATGATTAATCAGGATTTTTGATCAACACAAACTGAATTTCTCCAGTCACATTAACAGCACTAGCTGAAGTTGCCCATGCTCTCAATTCAAAATCACTCTTTTCAGTGATTGGAAATGGATAGTCAAAATGACGATCAAAGTTGCCATCGGCTGTCAAACGAGCAGTAGATTGAATTTCTGGGTAACCGTTGCCATACTCATAAATTACAAACGCCGCAGAAACATTGATGTTTGCTGTGGTTGATTGCGTAGTGATGGTGTAACTTGTTACATATGCCGTATAGCCAGCAGGCACGGTATAACCAGCAAAACCAAAGTTGTTGTATGCAATTTCAGATTGGAAATAGATTGTCGCTGGGACGCCAGCGGTGGCTGAACCAGTACCAATATAAATTGTTCCAACTTGACCTGCATTAGAACCAACAGTCAAAATTTCTGTGTATAAAACACGTAAATAGCTGTTGGTTGTAGTAACTTGGGTTTGTCCATTCAATGTAATTGTTTCACTGATTCGAGCGTAATTAGCATCCAAACCAGAAACTAACATAGTTCTCGCACCAGTACCCGCAGAGGTATCACTGGCAGAACTACTGGAAACTTTCATTACAGTTGCCGATGTGGGATACACATAAGCAGAACCAGCAGAAACTGATGGTGTAATTGTTTGTTGTGTGGTGCCAATACTGTTGGCAAAACCAAATCTAAAATACGGCGTATGACCATCTACTTGATTTCTAGCAACTTGCAAGTCAAATGGTTCATACGCGCCTTGTCGAGTCGCGGAAGAATAAGTTCCCATAATAATCCCTTAAAAAGTAGGGGCCGTAGCCCCCACCTTACTTAACAATGTTTAACGCTACCACCACGTTTTTTCTGTGGTGTTACTGTTACCGATTCTTTACTCTTGGTAACACTGCCAGCAGGCTTGATTTCGCCCATTCCAGTAAGATTTTTAACACCTTGATATATCTTAGAAGGAATATTTCTAATGTATTTAGCCATATCCATATCTTCGTTATATACACCTTGTAGCGTCTTATCATAAGCACCTTTAGATAAGTCTTCAGTAGAAGATCCACCTTCAGCGTGCTTACGAACCTTACCGCCCTTTTTAAAGACTCCAGAAAGCATATTGATCTCTGTAGCCTTAGATGCAGGCTTGTTAGCTTGGGGCATTACCACGGCATGACCAGCGTTATTAACACTGCCCCCCGTGGCGAAGTGCTTTTTTAAGGCACCGCCTTTCTTGTAACCACCAGCGTTGGACTCTTTGACTTCACCAGTTTTTGTGTTGGTTTTGCCTTTTGGAGTTCCTCTGACGTTGCCAATAGCGTACTCCATCTCGTTGCCCTCAATGGCACCACCTGCGGCATATTTGTGATGGGCTTTACCACCATGCTTATAACCACCTGCGTTGTCCATCTTTACGCCACCAGTACCGTGAGAGGTATCACGCTTGGCTTGATGCATCTGTGTGTTTTCATAGTCGTGCTCGTTACCTTCAACGGTACCGTGCATCTTGATGCGACCCTTGTCTTCCTTCTTGTCAGTATCTGAAGGAATTGCACCGCCAGTAGCCTTGTGATGTACCTTGCCACCACGCTTGTAACCGCCTGCATTGCCTTCACGAACTGCACCTGTTCCGTGCTTTCTGTCCTTTTTGGCTTCATGCATTTCGGTCTTAACGTAAGGCTTGGCATCATTCTCAATGGTAGTCTTAGTCTCAAACTTGTCCAAAGCTTCGCCAGTAGCTCCACCTTTAGCCATGTGCTTGTGATGCTCAGAAGATCCCTCTGGATGACCAGAGATGTGGTGAACCTTACCGCCAGCTTTAAGACCATGATGAGCTTTACCAGCTTTCATTGACTCGTGATGTTTAAGCTCTTTCTCGATCTTACTCATCTCGTGCATTTCAGCTTTGTGCTCTTTAGGAGTCTCGACTTCACCACCTTTTTTCATCAAAGGAGTAGCCATGGCTTTGCGACGCATTGCCATAGAAGGCTTCTTAGGAGCAGAGCCACCCAACGCAGGCATTGGGCCTTTAGGCGTAAGAATTCCACTTATGCCACCATCCATGTGGTGCTCCATGGGCTTATGACCATGTTCACCTTTGTGATGTTTAGTAGAAACGTGACCACCTTTTTTGAGCTTCAGAATAACTGAAGGCTCGTCTGTCATCATTTTGGGCATTTGGCTGAAGCCGCCTGCACCCTTCATTGATTTAGCCATGGTTTAGTTCTCCTTAGGCTTGAGTTACGCCTAATGCACCGATACGGGTAGCATTGGGGCCGACAGCAATACCGGGTAAAGCGATTGTCATAACTAAACGCTTAGTACCGTCAGATGCTGTAGAAGGTTGGTAAGTTCCACGAACGTCACCAGTTGTGCTAGTGGCTGGATTGGTCATATCAGCGACGGTAAATGTACCTGCATCTTGAGCCAATGTGTTATTCCAACCTACTTTAACAACGTAACCAGCATCAAAACAACGAACTGGCAAACCAAAAATATCGGCTGTACCAATAGTCACTGCGGTTGCAGTACCGTTGATTGTTGCGCTAGCAATTTGGTAGAAAGCTTTTTTACCAGACTTTGCAGTACCAGCAGTAGCTACAG